CAAAAGTTTGACCTGTTTTTGCTGAACCAGCATTTGCAAGTGTAGTTTCGTGATCCATATAGTAAACATATTTACTATCTCTATAAATCACATCTGGTGCATAGTTTGAATTACCTTGAGCGTCTTTAGCGTCTGAAGCTTGTGAAACACCAGCAAAAGTTTCTAGGATTTCTCCTGCAGTTCCTGTGATTCCACCATCTTCGTCTATTACTACAATATGCATTTCGTCTAATGATCCACCAGCAGCAGATACATCATCTGTTGTAGTTGGCGGTCCATCAAAGTTGAAGTAATATTCCCAATGTCTTAAAAGTTTAGCATTGTCTTCAACAGCGTGTCTTAATCCACCTGTTTCTGTTTTACCAGTTGCAGGGTTGAATCTTGCGATTGTTAGTACATGAGTTGAGATTCCTGTTACTTTGTAAAAGAATCCAGAAGGTGCACCTGAAGTTGAAGGCACATTACTTGTGTCTCCAAATTCTAATATGTCACCAACTTGCATTAAACTACCATCATCAACAGTAATTGTTGTGTCTCCAATAGCAGCAGCGTTATCGTTTACTAATGTACCACTTTGTGAGTGTGGTCCGAAAGCAGTAGAGTTAGAACAAACAGAAACTTTTAAATTATTTCCTAATGTTCCTGGTTCTCTAGCAGCGTAAGCACCAACATTAGCAGCAAAACTAGCAGCCGCACCGTAATTGTCTAGGTAGTCAGTTGTATTTTTTATTATGATAGCAGTTCCAGATACACAAGCATTAACCATACCAGTGATTGGTCTTACTACCTTCAGATTGTTTCCGTAGCCTAAAAAGTTTGCAGCCGTAAAGAATTCCTCAAAGTTAGATGAATTTGGTTTTCCAAATATGTCAACTAATTCATTTTCAGAAGAAATTGTTGTAATTTCATCTACTGGTCCTTTTTCTGCTGTAATAACAATACCTCCAGAAGTAGTTGATACTGCTGGTACGATATTCGTTAAGTCCTTTTCAGTTACCAAAACACCTGGTGATACTTGAAAAGCCATAGTTTTTTCTCCTTAATATTAATATTAATCTTTATTAGTTATAACCCTTTGTAGATATTTATTATAATCCGTTTCTTTACTACTGACCCTTACGATAGGTCACAGGAGACCATCTTACGCCTGCGTCATCAAAAAACGAGTTATCATTACCTTCTGGATCGTTTATTCCATCATCTATGAACCCAAAAGGTGCCATATCTGCCTCAATTGCATTTTGTTGATCGGTAAACATTTGACCTCTTACATCAACATTCGTCAATTCTTTGAAATATCTTTGATTAGCCATCCAAGAAAAGACAACTAAACACATCACTAAATCATCATTTGCACCTTGCTCTGCTTCAAAAGATTTTCCACGAGCAATAAAAGTAGAGAGTTCCGCAATTATATCAAAATCTTGAATTATTAGTTTATCAGATTCTATCAGACTTTTCAGATTTGAAGTTCCGATTTTTTTTGTACCCTTTGTCATTCTTAAACCTAATTGATTACCACGACCACTAAAGCCTCCACCTAATACTTGACCTGCTCTTCCTCTTTGTGTGACCATCATCATATTATCATACTCAAGCTCAAATTGCATTGCGTCTGCTACTTGTTGTCCTAGATCGTTTATCTCTATTAACACATATGCTTTGTTATAATGATCTCCTACTTTCTTTAATATGTTAGGAAATACAATAGGTTTGATATCGTGATTTCTATACTTTGCAACTATCTTATAAGGTGCCTTTGTTGCGTCTATAACTATAAAAGCAGAATAGTCATTATTAACTCCTCTTGCAACATCAACAGTTATAACATAAGTATGACCTTTTTTAGGCATTTCGTAAACATCAAGACCACCAGGACTTTTCTTAGGATCAACTACTGCCATAGTTTTAAGTTTACTTGCATTGATAAGTGTATCAATACTTCCTAAAAACTCACACTCAAACTCGGTTTGAAACTGTGCCTCACTAGTGTTTCTGATTGTTTGTTTCTTCCATTCTTCATCACGACCTGGCACTTCTGACCAGTGTACTTCAATAGGTTTGTAATCGTTTCTTTTGTTATTTGCGTCCATCCACAACTTATAAAACATATTCATTCCGTGAGGTGTAGATACTATCATCACCTTTGATGATTCTCCAGAAGATATTGTAGGATAAACTGAGCTAAAAAATTCTTCGGCAATGTTATTAGGTACATAGGCGAACTCGTCTAGGAAAATAATGTTAAAGGTACTTCCCCGAACAGCACTAGAAGATGTACTCGCCGCTACGATTCTACTTCCGTTTTCTAATTCTAGGGAACCTTTGTTCCAATTAAGAACGCCTTGTTGCATCCATTTCGGCAAGTGCTCGTAAGCCAATTGCAATCGCCCTAATAAATCCCTTGCCGTAGAAGATTTGTTGGCTAGTATTGCAACATTCACATTATCGTTAAATAAAACATAATGTAAGAGGTAGGATATAATGATAGTTGACTTTCCACTTTGTCTAGGTAATTTGCAAATTGTAAACCTATTATCGTGAAAAGTATCTACCATCTTCCGCTGAAAGTCATACATTTGAAAAGGTATAAGACCTTTATCAATTGTGACAATCTTTAAGTAATTTTCTATAAAGTATCTAGGATTATCAAGACACTTCATCACCTCATCTACTTGTTTAGGTGTAAATCGTGATTTTGTGTGTGCTTTCTTTAGATTAGGATTTCCTAAATACTGATCTAATTTTGTCATTATTTTTTATCTTTATTTTTCTTTATCATCTTTTGTAGTTCGGTTGTTGATCCTACAAATAAAGCATTAGTGACATTTTTTGGTCCTAATTCTTTTACATCTTTAATCTTTTTAAGTTTATCTTGTAAGTCTAATAAGTTTTGTGCTATTTCGCTTTGTGTTTTAATTAATTGTCCTGCAACTTCGTATGCTCTAGGATGTTCTCCTTCTTTTGCAAGATTTAAAATACCATCTATTGCAGTATTACCTTTCTCTAACATTTTGTAGAGTTCGTTTCTACCAGTATCAAAGTCTGTATCAACTTCAGCATTTTCTGGTGCAACTGGTTTAGGTGGTTCGTTTGCTATCTCTAAAGGATTCTTTTCTTCCTTTTTTTCTAGTACTTCTTCTGCTATGTTTAGTACTTCATTTAATTTATCATCAATATTACTCATTTTAAAACCTTATGTTATGTATCGTTGCCAGTTTCCTCATCATAGTTTTTACCATCATTAAAAAATTCTAATGTGGTTGTGTATGTGTAAGTGTCATCTTTATCAGCACTTGTTGGATTAGGTGTAACCGTAACCCTTTGTACCCTAGATGGATTTTGATCCGATGTGTTTGTGTACATATCAGCTTCTGCATTTCTAATTATAGCACTTGAAGTTATTGGACCATACAAATATATTTTTGCTGTAAATTTTAGTGTGTATATAATTCGTCTTCTATCTGTCAATGCACCTGTATAACTATCTTCGTAATCAACACTTTCTAATATAAAAGGAATATCTCTTTTTGTATCCATATAACTTCTATCCATAATCATAGTTACCGTATAGTCAGGTTGAAAGTATGGAAGTATTTGTTCTACAATTTGAAGACCGTCATCTGAATTAGCAACAAAAACATTTAAGTCAAAACTTACATCATAAGGCACAGGCATATATTGTGTGTTTAAAGTTTTTTCATCACCACTTGTATTTTTAGCAACACTTATTCTTTGATTTTTATTTAACTTACGAGTTGCGTCATAAGAATAACCAGTGACATCAAAGGACATACGAGGTAGAGTAATCGCCACTTTTGAATCGTCTCCAGTTAAATCTGCTTGTTGATCTAACCTTGCTATAAATTTTTCTTTTGGTGCATATGAAAGAGGCACTCTAATTACTTGTAAAGGATTCCCGCTAGAATCTGTACGCCTAATATTAATATTATTAAATATTGTACCAAATGCAATTACAGCATTTCTTATCTGTTTATGGTAAAAGTGTTGTCCAAACATTAATAATCATCAACCTCTCCGAAAGGATTTCTTTCGCTAAAATCTAATATATCATCTGCTGTAGATGATGTTGTTGTTCCTGCTTTTTCTTCAAATGCTTTTCCAGTATCAACAGGTTGTTGAGTTGCCATTGTAAAGCTTTCATTAATCATATAGTTAGTTTCACCTATATCACTTTCTAATACAATTGATCCTGTTTCTGCTTCTAGTGTAAATTGGAAATTCATTGTATCAGTAGATAATGAATCTTCAACATTATCAATTGCTGTAATACCAGTATCAAGTCTTTCAGAAGCGTACTCAAATTTAGTACAAGATAAGTTATAAACAGGTAAAGCACTTTGTTGATAGAACGGTTGCTCATGTTCAACAAATTGTATTTCAAAAAATGCATTTGTTGTAGGGAAATAAACTAGATCACCTTCTTGTGGTCTTTCAGCAACTAAATCACTATTGTTTTTAATTAAAGTTTCCCATCTCAATTTAGAAACAGTAAACTTAATATCATCTCTCAATTCTAAACCAAATTTTTTAATTATCTCCTGTTCGCCCATATATCCATCAGTATTATTTACATACATTTCTATTATATAAGAGTCATCAAAAGATGAAGCTGGGTCCTCGCCAAATATAGTATCTTTGTTTGCCAATTTTCGTGGCAAATAATAAACATCTTGGCCATATATCTTCAGTTGTTCAACAATTAAATCTTCGTATAATCTTTGTTCTGAAGTTGTGCCAGTGTCAAAATAAACATTTGTTGGCATTTAGTTTTTATCCTTGTTGCATATGTGGAGGTTCTTCGTAATTTAATCTTATTTCTTCTTCTAGTTTTTGAACCTCACTTACTGCTGATGAAAATAGTTCAGGTCCGTTAAGTGTCACTCCACCTAACATTGCCGTACCATTAAATTTTGATAGGTTTTGTCCCCATTGTTTTTTGATTAAAGCAGTAGTGTATCTTTTTAAATATATATCATTAAACATATTTGTATGTTGAGCAGGATCTAATTGTCTATAACACTCTATAATTAAATATTCGTCAGCGTCTATATCTTCTTGCCAATCCATATCAATATACAATCTATTTGATAATGCATTAAATCTAATTGGTTTTTCTCCTACTAGTATGTGATCTAAAAAATCTAAATGACGCATTGTCATTTCATAGTGTACAATACTTGTAGATGAGAAATCATATAAATCATTTAATCTTAATTGATATCTAACATCAAACATATTTAAGTTTGCTCTGTCAGATAAAGGAAATATATTTATTACACTTATTACAGCGTCTGGTATTACCAAATAGTTTTGTGTTTCTTCGTAAGTTGTTTCCACTATTGTTGAGTCTTCTGTATGTAAAGGTGTACCATCTTCTTTTATTAAATCACCATCACCTTCTAATACAGTATTTGTACCAGATTCTAATTCTATGTTATCAGCATATGTGCCTTTTTCAATAACATTAAATTCTTTATTTTTTCTTAATCTAACTTTGTCATCAGCAGTTACCTTGTATTTTAAATACATTCTTTCAACACCATCTGTATGATATTGACAAAAATATTGTACTGCTTCGTCTATTCTATCTTCTATTTGATCTTCGTCAACATTTATATCAATTACAGGTTTACCTAAATTTCTTAAGCAATAATCTTTTAATGTTGATCTTGTATTTGGTTTAGCCATAATTTTTCCTTATAATACTATTTAGTTTATCCTAATGCGACTGCTTGTGCGATTGCAAATGCCTTTGTTGCTTTTGCGTCTAAAGCAGTTTGTATATTGCCTGTGACACCATCTACATAGTTTAATTCAGCAGGTGTTGCTGTAATAGCAGTTGAACTTTCGGCTGCTAAAACAGGTATAGTTCCTGAAACATTTGGCAACTTAATTGTTCTATCAGCAGTAGGTTCAATCGTTGTTAATGTTGTTTCATGTGCGTCATCTGTTGCACCTTCAAACACAAACGCATTTTGTATATTAACCGTTGTAGATTCCACAGTAGTAGTTGTACCTTGTACTGTTAAATCCCCAGCAATAACTACATTTCTAAATCCTGATACATCTTTGTTAGAGTCAACAACCACTGCTTTACTAGCAGCAACTGTACCTGCAGTTATGCCATCTAATAATCCTAATTCTGTACCAGTAAGTTCACTTTCACCTACAATTAATGAACCACTAGTTAAATATAACTTACGCCAAGGTCTTGCAGAAGAACCTAAATCATAAGTTCCTCCTGTTGTTGGCATTAAATTTGCTGATATTTTATTTGGATCTAATCCACCACCAACAGTAGAAAGTTGAATAGAAGTTAAATTTTTAAAGTTTAAAAACTCTTTTGTTAGTTTTTCTAATGTGTCAATTGATCTCAAAGACTTCATCTTGTCTTTGTCTAACTCATTAGCAACTTTCATTTCTGAAATATGAGAAAGTACTTTATCAACAATTTCAGGATCTTCTTCAATTTCTTTATGAGAAGCTTTTAATAAACCTTCAACTGCTAAAGCACCTGCTTGTCCATACTTTTCTTCAACTTTTTTTCTTGCTAACTTCTGCTCTTTAATTACTTCTTTATCTAATATAACTTTTGGTTTTTCTAAACCAGAATCAATTAATAATTTTTGTTTTCTTTCTTCTTCTAATCTTTTTAGTCTATCTTCTTCTTTTTCTTTTTTCTCTTTTACTATATTCTTTTCAAATAAAACAGCTAATGCTTTTAGTCTAGCTTGTTCTCTTTCTTTTTTATCTTCTTCCGATATTTTATTAAAAGATGTTTCAGAAATTGCTTCAGTATTTTCTATCTCTATTTCTTTTTCTGTTTTTGGTTTATTTAAACCACCAAACAATTCTTCTAAAGCAGAAATCTTAGCGTCTTCTTCTTTTATCTTTTTATCTAAATCTTCTTTTTCAAATTCTACATTAGCAAGAAATGTTTTTAATCCTTTTTCAAGGTGCCATTCATTTAATTGTTTTTCAGGATCAATTGATAGTTGTTTTGGTTTTTCTAATTTACCTTCTAGTCTTGCTTCTTGTAATTGTGTTATTTGTTTTTCAATATCTACATCAATTTCTAAATCGCCTTCAACCTGTTGCAATTTTACTTTTTGTTTTGGTTGAAGTCCTGGCCATTTGCCATTTTGTAAATATTTTTTAGTTGACATATTACGATCTGGTTACGCTTGGAGTAACCGTTGCTCTTCCTTCAATTCTTCTAGTGATTAAACCAGACGAATCAGTTGTTGTTAAATCCCACACATACCGACCTTCAGTAAGAGTTGCTGTTACAGCGTCTGTCATAGTAATAGAACAAGTTCCATCAGTAGCACTAACTTTAGCAGTTGTAAAATCATATGAGGTAGCAGACAAATGCGTCTTTCTCATAGTAGCAGTTATTGTTTCGTTAGATAAATCTACAACAGTTCCAGTAGAATCTTTTACTGTTAAAGTTTCTGTATAATCGCAATCTTGGTCAATAGTGATATTTTGTATTGTTGCCATTAGTCAAATCCCTATATATTAAATCTTTCTTATATTTATAATATATTTAAAACGCCCAACTGACAAATGAATATCTAGTACCTTTTGTGCATTCCGTGACTTCATGAGGATACATAAAGTTAGAAGGAAACATTAATATATCTCCTGTTTTTAACTTTATCTCTTTATTTCTACAATGAAATTCTGATCCTTCGTAATCTTCATTTAAGTTTCCTACAATAGATACTAAAGGAACACCTTTTCTTTTACCATCAAATATATCGTGTATATGGTCATAATGCTTTCTCATCATAGTTCCAACTTCATATTTATTAAAACGAATTGTAGAATAACTAGTCAGCCAAGTTGATCCTGTTTTTTCACCATCCCAAGAACATAATTTTTGATATTCGTCTAATGCTTTTGCAACAGGTAATTTAAGTTTGTCTTGTTGACTTTTTGTAGAAAACATTATGTCTAATTCTTTTTTTTGTTCAGAAGTATTTTTACCAGTAGTGTAATTATTCCATTGATGTTTTACCCATGGTTTAGTATTACACTCATCAACAATTAATTTACATATGTTTTTAGGTATCGTGTTTTTAACTATGATATAGTCTTCTATTTTCATTAAAATTTAGGTAGACCTAATTTAGGTCTTCCATCAAATATGTTGTTAGTTGCGTTAGGTCCATTTATATCATTATAGTGTAAAAATACTTGACCACAACTATCACCCTCAAAAGGTTCTCTCCAGTGTTCTAGTTTACAACCACTATACACTAACATATCTCCTACTTCTAAATCAACTCTTGTACCTGCTGGAGCGTTTGGTTTTATAATATTTTTTCTTTCATCAATCACACTATTAGCACCTGTGCCATCTATAAATATTG